GAGGTCGGAGTCTTGCTCTGCAATCCGAAAAGCTGTAACAGTTGCGGGTCGGAAAACATGTTCATCACGTCTGCCAGTATACTTGCTCCTGTACAGTGATAATCCTTTTCAGGCACATCATTCAAGATGGCAAACATCCGCATCGTTTCCTTTTTGCACTTCTTGAGAGCAATGCCCACAAGCTGTGCAACAGTCATTGTTTTGCCCTTATCCTTTTCAGCCCTTATCTCCCCAGCTATGACGCTTATTGGGTCGATAAGGTCAGCTACAACCTCTATTGCTTTTTCGTCTTTAAAATCGGAAAGTCTCATGCTCGCTCCTTCTTACGCCTTTACATAGTAGGTTATACTGGAATCATATTCAGACCCCTTCGCAACCTCAGTGTAAATATACGGGCTTTCTGTCGTTCCAGCTCCGCTACGGGTATAATAAACTACTCCGTATTCGAAGCCACCTGTAAGTTCAGCTTCTTCGTAAACAACTTCAGAGCCATTTGTTGAATAGAACTCCATTGGCATAACGTCTTGGTTGTTCATTGAAACATGTCCAGTAAGCTCGATACTTATCTGACCCTTGCCGTTCTTAGTGGTCTGCATTGAGAATCCTCCAGTAGACAGAGCGTTGATAAGCTTGATAGCTACCATGCCACCATCTGCCTTATCTCCGACCCACCAAACGTCTTGGAAGTCAGTCTGAGCTAAATCCCTGTTCGGTTTTACTAAGTTGTTCTCTGTATCCAGCGTAGCCGCTCCAAGAGCCAACTTGATAGACTCAAGAGATGTCCCCAGCGAAGTAAACGATATTGTGCATTCCCATGAATCAAGATGCTTAAGCTCTTTCATGTTCACGGGGCAGTTGTCTACGTCCTCACCCATATCGGAGAACGTAGGGACGCAAGATACCTGAATTCCCCCAGTAGTGGCACAGATTATATCTGTATCAGTTACTGTAGGATTTGCTGGGTCAAAGTTCTTGAGCATTATACCAGCATCAAGCTGAAGCTCATTAAAGGTGTTTTGCGGTATCCTTGTAAATTTACCCATTGTTCCCTCCTGTTAAAACTCGGTCAAATATTCAACGATTATGTTGATGTACATTCCTCGTGCCATATCGTCAGTTTCATCTTCGATTCGCTGAGCAAACGGCTCGCCTTTCTTTATCCACATGTAGCCTCCCGTATCAAGGGCTATTGGTGAGGATGTAGAAATGGCATGAGCTATTTCCTCAGCTTTTTGCGTGACACTTGACCATGATGACGACCTATCCCATATCGTAGCATGAAGTGGTAAGTTTACATCAAGTCCATCAGATGCATACTCATAAGTTATATGAGCATCTGGAATGTCCTCAGGCGTAGTATACTCGTCATAGGCAGTCCAACCGAAGCTGTTCCAAAAGTTGTTAAGAGCCTGCCCCTTATCCATCGTTCAGCCTCCATTCTTCTGCGCTGACTTGCCTCATGTTCAGTACAGCTGACTTTGGAGTTTTCTTGTCATCACCATCACTCGTAATGCGGAATATCTTCCCGTCAGATACACGCTTGATTACCTCGTGATATTCAAGCGTAACATCTTTCCTTGTGGTGATGGTGTACAAGCTTGTTACGCCTTGGACTCCAGCAACTCTCGCTTGCATACTTGAATCGAATGCAGCCATCGCTTGTATGGTAGCACCCTCTGTCCACTGAGTGGTAGTACCGCCGTATCCATCGGGTACCTTTGCCTTATTCAGATATACGAAATCTTCCATTGCATCGTCAAGTAAGCTCATAACTTTCTCCATCTGTTCAGCCTTGCTCTGAACATACTCTGCCAATTAGCATTCCCAGTAGCACTATCGCCATAACTCGAAATCGACTTGCTGTAAGTATAGCCTCCAAAACTTTCGGAGCTATATGGACTCATAGCATAAGAGTCGATTCCTCCATACTTGCCTTGCCATGCTTCTATATCAGTCACAAGGTCAAGAAATTCTTTCGGAATAGCCATCGCCCAAATCTCGCCAGCAAACGTTTCATCATGAAGTTCAGACGTTGGATACTGATAAACTCCATCGTTAAAGACGGAGCCTGTAATACGGAAGTATTGCTCGTTCTGCAAAAACGGAAGTTCAACAGCTCCCTCAGTTATCGTAAACGTTCCTTTGTATTTCTTCAGAACGAAATAGTTCTTGATTTCATGTAAGATTTGGTCAAGCATTTGTCACCTCTTGATTGGAGTGCCTTGTTTCTAAGACACCCCAATGAACGAAGAACACAAAACAGCTATTCGTAAACAGCAGTCGCAATATACAGTCCGTTAGGATTGAACAGAACGGGCATAAACAGTCCGCTTGCCTTTGTCCACAGTACGTGCGGGTCTTTTTCGAACCACTGAGATACAATTACATAAGGCACTCCGCCGTTACCAAGCTTTGTAAGGTCGATATCATCAACTTCAGGAGCGTCGCCCCAAAGTCCTGTACCAACATTGCCAGCTGGATTGGTAGCGAAGAATGTAACCTTGTTAGCAGGATAGTATCTCGCTGTAGTTATCTGCGGTCTGCCAGTGGTTGCGTTGATTTTAGCGCTTGCGCCGTAGGTCAGGTCGTTGGTTATGATTCTTGTGATGCCGAATTCCTCAGCCATAAAAGCATTGAACTCAGCCTGTCTGATAAGAGCGCCAACATTCGCTGAGCCACCGATAGCTACCTGAAGTGCGGCGTTGGAACGAAGCTTGAGGATGTTCTGTCTTGAGGTCAGAATTCCGTTAAGAATAGTTCCCTTTTGAGACGCAGTGTCGAGAATGGTTCTGAGCTGAGTCAGGATATCGTCGGTAGCGTCATCGCTGAAATCAAGCTGAAGATTGGTCTGAGATTGCGGAACACCATAGTCCACAGTGATATCAAGGTCGTTTTCCTTGATGGTTACTTTACCAGTAGCCATAAGTTCGTTCTTTACGACCTTAGAACGAGTGAACACTTGGTCTGCAAGCCTGATGCCATCGTTGATGACATAGTCATACATTTGGTCATTCTGAACACCGCTTCTGAGAAGTGTGCGCATTCTTTCAGACTGGTTAAGCTTAACCTTGATGAGACCCTTTTCAATGTTGTGAGTATCGACAGGAACACGGAACGTGGTCTGAGACTCCACATCAAAAGCATGGAACTGAGCCATGACAGGAATCTGATATTCGTCAGCAATGGTCTGCCAATAGGCTACAAGGTTGTCGGTCTTGATATCTCCAAACAGAGTATCAATCGGGTCTGACTGTCTTGTGACATTGAAGCCAATGTCAAGCCAATCTTCCTGAGGTATGAACCCCATTATGTTATCTTCGAATTTAGGCATAATCGTAATCCCCTTTCGTTAGTACGGTCTTGTTACAGCTGGAGTAGTAGTGATAAACTTGAATCCCACAGCCTCGAGTGCGGTCTTAGCCGCATCAGCAAGAGCTACAGGAAGTCTATCCGCATATACCTCGCCCTTTGTAACAACAGAGCCGGGCATGTTACCGCTGGTAACATCAACATCCTCGTAAACGATGCCGATTGCAGTATTATCATTTGCGGGAAATACTGTGCCCATTTTTACATACTTTCCACCATTAGGAGCAGTAGATGCACCAGCTTGTGGAATAGTCTTGGTCACACGAGTGCAGTCCTCAGCATTTGCTAAGAACCAGCCGGGTGCGTATACCATAGATGTTTCTTGTGAAATAAATGACATACTTATTCTCCTTGTTTACTTGGCGTAGCTCCATACAGCCCCTCGTGGAACCTCTTTGCAAGTTCAGCCGCTCTGCTTGGAGCACGTCCTGCTGTTCCGCCATTTCCTGCTGGCGGATTGTTTACCTCGGCACCATCAGTTCTGTCTTTTACAATGAAACCAGCCCATTCGGTCTCGATGTTCTTTTTGAGGGTCTCCACATCTTCCAGCTTATCATCTTTGACTTTTAATGCTGTAAGGTCTGTAACCTTTAAAATCGCATCGATACGCTTGTCGTCTACCTTGCTTTCAGTAAGAAGCTGTTTGTACAGTGCTTTCTTCTGCTCAGTAGCCTTAGCCTCATTTACAGACTTCTTGAAATCTTCGAACGCAGTATGCTCTTTGTTGTATTCGTCCTCCCAGTTCTTTCCGTTCTTGTATCCGTCCAGCTCCTTTTGGACTTCAGGAAGTTTTTCAGCATCTTCTTTATACCTGTCACGGTCACCCTTAAGAGCCTCTACAGTTTCAGTGTGAGCATCAATTATCTGCTCGATTTTTTCATCTTCAATGCCCATTGCTTTGAGCATCTTTCTTGTCAGTGCCATATTATCTCCTTTACCTCGGTGGAACTGCTTTTCCATTTGATACCAACATGATACAATAAAAAACTTTTTATTTCAAGTACGACTTTAATTCTCCAGCCTTGTCCAAGACTTGCAAATCATCAAGTGCGTTCTTAATAACAGTAGAGTATTCCTCGGTATGATTCTTTACGGATTTTTCCAAGTAGTGTATTCCCTTGATTCCCCTGCTTGTCCCAAACTCGATATATCGAGCATATTGTACGTTTGTGCCAATATAAACCGCATCACCACTCACCTTGTGGGTTATGCTGTTGCGAAGCCTGCCTGTATCAACAGCGGTTTCATAGTCTTTAGCGTGCTTCTGAGCTCGTTGCCCCATATCCTCTAATATGCTTTTTTTAATCATAACTAAGGCTCTCAAAACATCATCGCTGTAATCAGTGATTTTTACGCTCCCAGCTGACCCTAACGATTTAGTGATTTTTCGCATACTCCAAAGCCTTTCTGACATCCAAGCGTCCTACTACTGGAACCATGGTGCAACGGCAATTGTAGACCTCTTCAGGAGCCCCGCCCGGGTCGCCTGGATAATCCAGTCCGTTGCTGAACTCTTCATGAATCCCCACAGTCTCCCCGTCTATATCTTGATGGCTGTCTCTTGTTCTTCCATCAGGCGTTGCCTCCCACTGCTTTTCAAGCACGACTCCCATCTCTTCAGCCTGATTCATAGATGCAAACCTTCCTGCATTTTCACAGGAAGTTATCGAAGTTCGTGCATTGCGAACAGCGCTTACTCGGTTCATATCCATTACATCAGAGAACGATTTGGCTATATCAGGAATCGGACTTCCGTCTATCAAGCCTTTAGTCACCTTAGCTGAAATCAGTTTCGTATTCCAGCGTTCTTCCTTACGTCCGTCTATCTCTTTATACGGTAACAGCGTTTTCAGCCTTTTCGCTCGTTTTAAAGATTCGGGATTGATTAAATCGAATCTAAAGTCTTTTACCTCATAAGCCATGTACTTGCTCCTCGATACTCTTTCCTACGAAATTGTAATTTTCTACAAACACATCTATCGTTGCATTGTTAGATATGTCAATAGCCCGTTGATTAGTCCTGTGGATAACTTTGCACAGGCTGTGGATAAACTCATTCCACTTTTTTCCAGTCATCATCGTAGCTATTCGCCAGTTCTTGTATTCAGCCTTTGTGATTTTTCCATCTTCAAGCTCTTGCTTTTTCTTATTATCTACATCTTCAAATTGACTGAAATATTTCTCAGCCATCTTGACTACGACCTTATTCTGAACCTTGTAAATCGCATCGATTTTTCGTCCCATAAGCTCCAGTTCCCTATCAGTATATTCGTGAGCCTTATCCATCTTCAGCACCTCCAATTGGATTATAACATAAAAGTCGTATGCGTCAAACATACGACTTTTGTTCCTCGTGGCTGTTAGGAGGCTTGCAAGGTCATTGGTTTATAAGGAACGTAATCCGTCACGCCTCTCCCCCTGATGGTTATACATATGTAAGAGTGACAGCCGGGCGGACGCCACCATAAGCGGTAGACGCAGCGTAGTAGGCCGCGCTGCCGTAGCCGGTGACATACGCGAAGGACACCGCCGTACTCACGTCCTGCAGCCAATAGTTTTGGCGAGTGTTTACGTACTGAGGAGCAAAGAGGAACAGCGGGAATTGCATCTTCTGTGTTCCAACATCAAATCCATTCTGGGCTGCGTCTCCCCATGCTCTTGCACCGTATACCTGCTGTTCATTCATAAGC